TCTAATAAAGCAACCTTTGCATCCTTTTCTTTTTGTGCAATAGCTACTGATGCTGCTGCTGTTTCTTCATCGGATAATTGTTTCTTTTTATTTAATTCAATTAATGCTGCAACTCGTTCTTCTTCTGATAAGGTTTCATCGGCTGCAATACTTCTTAAATCTGCTATGTGTGCGGCATATTGTTCTCTGTCCGATTCGTTAATTGATTCTTGTCTTGCTCTATCGTTTTCTAATTTCTTGGCTTGTTGCTCATCGTATTCTTTGGCTCGGTCTGCTCTATCCTTGCTTTCGGCTTCTTCTTTTTTCTTTTGTTCTTCATCACGTTTTGCTTTGTCGGCTGCTGCTTTATCTTGGTTTGCTTTTATCTTTTCATTTCGTGCTGCTTCTGCATTTTCAATCTTAATGTTCATTTCCTCAAGTCTACCCGCTTCACTTCTTCGTTTTGCAAAGTTATTTTGTAACGCTTGTAGTTCTTCATCTGCACTATCTTGTACGTTGTTTAAACTTGAAATCGAAGCACCTCTTTGAATAGCTAAAATTTGTTCATAGGTCGCACCTGCTGCTAATGCTTTTTGTTTTAATATTTCAGTTTCTTGTTGAGCATTTTCTTTTACTCCTTTTATTTGTTCATCTTGTAATACTTTAGCTTGCTTAATTAAATTCATAGACTCCTTATCGCTAATGGATTTATTCTTTGCCTGCTTTAATAACTTATCAATCTGTGCTTCTAGGTCTGCCTGCTTTAAATTAAATGCACTTAAATTGTCATTATAATCTCTTTGCATTTTAGATGCTCTTTCTGCCGCCCTGCCTGCCTCTGAAATTGCACCTGCCGCTAACTTGCCTGTGGTCACAAAGCTATAAACTGAAGTTTGCAAACCCTTAAACGCTCCACTTAAAAAAGCTATCTTATCGCTAACAAAATCCGTTATTGGTGCGAAGTCTTTAAATACCGCAACAAGTCCCGCAACCGCAACTGATACTGCTGCAAATATTACGCCTAGTGGATTAGCTAGTAAAGTAGTGGTTAATGTTCTGACTGTTCCTATTAAAGTTTTAACGCCACCTGCTGCCTGCCCCATAACTCCTGGCATTTGTGAACTTGCATCGAGCATATTGTCGGTTTCTTTCTTGGCTTTATTTACCGACTTTTCATACTCTTTAAATTCTTTTGTGCCTTCTTGCAAGCCTTCCTTAGCACCTGTAATATCAATGCCAAGTCTTAATAAAATATCTTTTACCATTATTTAATTTTTTTAATTACGTCTATTAACTTCTTGTCACCTAGTTGAACTATCTTATAAATCAACTCAAAATTCTTTATGTATTCTAGCATTATCCGCCTCCTGTGTTTACTGTGTTTAAAATTTGCCAATTCCCTTTGTATGCTACAAACCACACACAATGGTGATTCTGTAAGTTGTAACTTGAACCGCCATTAACTAAGTTAGCTTCGTTAGATGGGTATATCCTAACCGAACCGCCTGCTATATTCTTTGCTATTATTATCGGGTCACCTGTTAATGGTTGAATAGTTTCCGCATTTGGCAAATAAACATCTCCATTAGTTTCAATAAAGTTTATATCACTACCGAATTGCAAAAACATTATAGATGCAGTTTGCTCTTTGGTTCTGAACTGAGTTCTTACCTGCGAATCAAAATAGTCTGTATTGTCCGCTCTAACATACATTGGCATTTCTTCATCTGCTATTACTCCACCGCTTCCACCATTACCTGTGCCTGATACTAATGTGAACGCAGGTGCTGTTTTTAGTTTCAATAACTCAATTTCTACCAAGCCATCCGAGTTTAAATCGTGCTTAATGGTGTAAAGTCTATAATACTGCTTATTGAGTAAGTATATCTTCCTAAAACTTAAAGCGTTAAACTCAACTTCATTTAGCTGAAACTTAGCGGTTATTATTTTTGAATCCTTATCCGTAATTTCTTCTATTGTCTTTTTCCAATACCTATTAAATAGATTACCATTAGTGTAGGCAGTTGAACCAATTCCGTAATTAATGGCTTTAGGTTGAGCAAATCCTAAGTCAAACGTAGGTGCTGATGTGCTATCTAACATTCCTGCATAAGGGAATCCAACTATAATAAATGAAGTCCCACTTAGTCTAGTCTTTATTTGCCATCCTTGACTTGTTGCAACTAAGCCGCCATAGATTAGCATTCTAATATTGTAACTAGGTAGTTCACTATTGCCGCTATTTGGGTCTAGTTTTCTAATCTTGGTGTAGATTCTATCATGGTATCCGTTTGAGTTGGCTAATGGCGATGGGCTGAATCCTATTTCTACTGTATTGGTTTGAGTTAAGAAGTCATTCTGAACTGTGAACTTTTTTGTGCTATACACCTCACCGAATAGTTCTTGATACTTGGTGTTATACTCATCCTTATCCTCTTTGTATTTTAAAACAAAATCTCTAAAGTCTAACACTCCCATAGGGTTAATCATAACTTCGCTGCTTACATCCAAGTTGTTTGTAATGTCCACCACATCGGAAGTATAAAAGTCATCACGTGGCTCAATGATTAGTTTGTTTGCATCTATTGTGTCTGGAATAGCATACAAGTTAAACGCTCTAAACAACCACGTTAAAAAATCCTTTTGCTTTATCTCTCTTGGTAAAACTGAACTAATATTTATAATGTCACCCTCAGTATATTTACTGCTTGGTGAGTTTCTAAAAACTCCGTTTTGCAATATATCTACTTTAACAAATGATGGATTAAGAGTTGAAAACCATATAAAATCAATGTAAAGTTCATCGCCTGAATCTGTGTCTATTTCCTTGCTAGTAACAAATAAAGGTAGTGTAAGAGTGCCACTTGAAACAAGTCCGCCAGCATTAAAGTTTAATTGCATTGTGCCTATTGTTGTGGCTATACCACCCCTCTTACGTATTATATCAAAACCTACTGCAATGGTAGTTCCTGCTGCAAAAGTTCCGCCTGATATATTTGTGACTTTTATGTTAGCCTCAAAACTAACAATCATTTGTGATGCAGTTGTTGTATTTACATCTACTTTGTCGGTTGAAATATCTACGCTTACGGGGTCTGTATCTTGTACGATTGTGTCAAAGTCATATCTTTTTATATCGCTTAACCCTCCACTTGTCCTTGTGGTTGTATAAGATACATCGTTTGAATTTTCTACAATAAAAGTTCTATCATTTACAATGCTTTCGCTTGATGTAAAACTACCACCTGTAAAAGGCATTATTAACTTTTTGAATATTAGCGAATCAAAGAATCTTGAATCGTAACGATAGCCTGCTGCACTAAATATCTTATCAACTATTTGTTTAATATAAATTGCAGGATACATAGTCTTTTCAAGTTCGTACTCTAACTCAGATGCTACGTTATTTACTATCGTGCTAAGTCCGTTATCAATTAACGGATAAACGTAGCCTTCGCCCGTTGGGCTTCCACTTAAAAAGTTAACATAGCTTGAACCATTTTTTATAATGCTAGTTGCCCAACTATTTGTGACGTTGTTAATAGTCCAAGCGTGATTATATTCTGACAAGTCAATTTCTGACAACTTCTTATCTCCTAAGTCTTGGAATAGGTTTGCAAGTTTGCCAATAATAACTAACTCAAACTCGGCTTCTTGGTCATTTACAGGTATCTGTGTCAACTGCAAATTACCACGCATTAAGATTATACCACTGCGAATAATTAACGCTTCAGACTTCAAGTTCACGTTAAAGTCAGGGTTGAAGTTGGTAGCCGTTCTGTTGCTTGTCGACCTGTTTAAATCTTGGATGTTTGAGAAGATTGCTCTATTGTTTGCCGTTGCAGGCACTTTGATAGGTAGCGTGTAATCTGATTTTCTTTTCTCAGGTTCTTTAATATCTATGATAGACTTATTAACAGGAATAGGGATGTTATCGTAAAGGTCTAGGATAAAAGTTTTAACAACCTGACCATTCAAGTATTGAAGTATTTTTATTTCGGTTTGCATCATAGCGATTGGCGGTAATTATCGAATGAATACTCAATGCTGATTTGAAGGTTTGGAATCTGTCTGCCTTGTTCATATTTACGTTTAACGTAATTGTTTGCTACTATGTTAACAGGAACATAAGATGTCGAACTTGTTTCTAACATAACCACAGGGCTAACTACTAGCTGCTCCAATGCTGCTGATTCTGCATCGGTCAATAAGTCCGAGTTAAGTGTTATGCGCTCAGTTAGCTTTGTGAAGTATTTTGTTTTAAGCCTGTCTGTTTTCTGATACCCTAACGCCTGAACCTTTTTATATTCTTTGTTTTCTATCTCCACGCTTTCTGTGCTTACCATTGTAAAGTTAAACGCATCAAAGCCGCCCAATGAGTTTAGCCAATGTAAACGATATATCTCGTAATTGGCGCATGAACTATCTACATCAATGGTCTTCGTAAATACTAATTCATCGCTGCTATTCTTTATGTCCACTCTGTAATATGCTGCACCTGCAATAGACACACCCATAAAAGTCAAGAACGATTCGCCAATGTTTAACGATACGATTCCTGTTGCTGCCGTGTAAGTTGAATATGAACTCGAATTTATTGAACTGCCTGCACTATTGTAAACATTTACATCAACTATAAATATCTCATTGCTTAAATCAAAGAAGGTTAAGAATCGCTGCTGATTTATTCTAATCTTTTCTCTGTATGAGTTATCGTTTAAGCTAACTTTATTAGTTGTCTTTAATTGTTTGCCAGGACTAAATGCAGTTTTAGTCCAATCCAAGAAGTCAAAGATTGCATTGCTTCCTAACTTAGGGCTGCCACTTGTTCCAAACTGAGCTAGGTTAGGATAGATAACAGGCACTCCGCTTGCATTGTCGTATATCTCGCCTAGTTGCAACCAATACCTAGCCTGTGAATTAACGCAAGGCACTATATCGGTAGAGTTGAATCCGCCAAAATCAAAGGTCACGTAGTTCTTTACTATGTCTGCCACGTTTATTTGAACAGTTCCTACTAGTGGTTGCTTAGGTAAAGTTAACCTAGTTACAGGGTTGCTTTGCCCGCTTACGTTTACATCGCATAAGAATTGGTAATTAGGCTGCGTGCTATTTCCACCACTTACACCAATCACTATTTCATTAAATAAGTTTTGCCAATTATTAGGGCTTTCTATTATTGTTATCATCTTGTCAAGTTTATCTCTACACTTACTATTATCTGCTTGCCAAATTTCTCTGCTATTGCATTACTCATTCTTGTAACCTCTGTATCACTTATGGCTGTGTCTATAAAATAGGTCGGCTTCAATCCGTTTTGCTTTATTCCAAACGCTATCGCTGTGGCTCGTTTTCTTTTCTCATCTATCTGGACCTTTGCTCTTGCTCTTTTAGTTAGGTTTCTAGTTTGGCTGTATCTTGAATCTAGTGGAATACCTTTCTTAGTTATCCACCTCATTAAATTATCTACCATTGGCTGACTTGGGAATCTAGTCCTAAAGCTATAAATTGAGCCATGCTTAGTTCTTAAACCATTTACCCCACTATTAACAAAGAAGGCATAATCATTACCTTCGATTGCCACGTAATATTCATTGCCTGCCACGCTCACCGGTAAGGCAACTATTGACTGCTTTAACTCTGAATCCCTTAAGTCTACTTGGTCTAAGTTACTCTTTAACGCTTCGCTAAGTTCATTAGCCACTTTGAACAATGACCGCCCAATAAAGGTGTCAAACTTAATATTCTCAATAGGAACGTAATCTTCACCTATCGTACCAAGTAGTGCCTCATAGTTTACGCTCATTGTCTTCCCTGTCTATTTGGTAACATATTAAGTTCAAAAATTCAATCACGTTCATTTTAAAGAAGTAGTTCCACTTTGTAGCATCTCGATTTGCGAGGTTATCGATTGTAACGATATATCCCCATTTGGATTCAAATCCTTTATTATCGCCTCCACCTCCGCCTCCAAAGAGGTTCTTATATGAATAGATAATTCTCGTAAGACCTTGCAAAAAAAAACTAGCAATGGCTGAGCATCTTTCATAGTCATCTTCTCAAACACTAGGTCGCTTATTTCTTTATGTGCTTTGCCATCGTATGCTGCCACCTTTCCAAATCGCCAAGTCATAGGTTTTAAGAATACCGCAATAAACTTGTGTAACTCTTTTTCAGCTACCTTGCTAAATGCTGAAGCATCAATAAATTGGTCTGTGGTTATCTTCATTATGTCCATGTCAACTGCAAACCACTTACCGCTAATCTTTATTTTTTTTTTAATCTTGTATCCGCTCAAGTTATCCTCAATAGCTTTTAAACGCTCTACGTAATCCATAAAGATAGTGTGAGGCAAAGCCTTGATTGATTCGATTGGCTGCCTTAAAACGATTGATACACGCCTCTGCAAGTATTCTAATTCAGATTCATAAGGCATCTGTGCCAATGTGCTTACATATTCTTTGATGGTAATTTCTTTGAACTCTCGCTCCATAGTAGTAAATATATTTATTTAGTTTTGTGTAATTGTTTTTTTAACTTGTTGATTATGCTCGCATTATGGTATACTTGCCAGAGTTTTTCTCTTGAAGTTTCATAAGTGCAAGATACCTAGTTGCATCTATTAAGTGATTATTAAAGTCGATTGGTTCATTTAGCGTGTGACCTGCTTTGTCTATTTTCCATTTGTAGGTTCTAAACTCCCTAAGTAAATTCGAACCGATTAGGTTTAGTTTGTACCTTCTTAGAATGTCAATAGAGTTGATAATCGAGTCTTTGCCCTTTGCAGTTGGTTTAATATTGTAACCAAGTCGATACACCTCCTCAATACTTTTAGGCTCGGCACTATCTGCAAATATCTCATCTCTACGTTCTACACCGATGTTCCTTAGCTTATCTGCTACGTCTTGGTTAGTAAGTCCACGCTCGTAAAGTTCCTCCCTAATGTAAAGTTCTTGGTTATACTTGTAAAACGAAACTATCGCAGTCGGGTCGTTTGAGAATCCCCAATCTAATCCGTATCCGATAAAGTTTGCATCTTGTGGCACTTGGTAGCCCTCAGTGAAGTTATTAAATACTAAACCTTTTAGCTGCCCTCTTTGACCTAATCCAAATATCTTCCAATACTCTGGGTCTGCTGATTCTAATTGCTCAATCTCTTTCTTAAGTGATTCAGGCAAATGTGGATTATCCTTATAGGTAGTAATTAATAACTTAGCATCCTCTCTAGGAATCACTTGCTCGTAAATCCAATGTTCAAAGTCCGATGGGTTATAGTCAATTATTACCTTGCCTGTGGTCCTTAGTAGCAACTGTCTCCAATCTTCAAGTTCTAGTTCGTTGGCTTCATTGGCAAATAGGATGTCCCTCTTACGCCCTCTTATCTTGCTTGCATCGTCTACACTAAAGAACTCGATTAGGTTGTCATTAAGCAGGTAAGTGTTCTCAGTCTTGTTGTGGTTAGCCTCTGAGTATAATTCAGCCTCCTTTAGTATATCGAAAAAGTCACGCATTGAACTTGCCTTTAACGCAGGCAAAGTTTTACGCACTATTGAATAGGTTAGTCCTGTATGCTCTACGCAGGTTCTAACAATCCATTGCAAGGCTGAATAAGTTTTACCTGACCTACTCCCGCCTTGTAATATTGCTATTCTCTTTCGGTCTACCTTAAACGTATTATCAATATGAACTAAGTTAGGATTAAACCTCATTGTTTTCAATCGGTGCTTTTAACCATTCAGGCATTTTACTGATGCTAACATCTTGTTTAATTTCGCTCTTTTCAGTTAACCCATTTAAACGCTGTGTTATGCTCGGATTATAGATGCCTGCCATACCACCATTGATTTGGTCGTTCCTGCATTCTTTACGTATCGCATAACAGATAGTTAAAAAATCTGAGTACGAACCATTAGTATTTGCAAAATAATGGCTTAAATCGCCTATAAAAGCGTTTTGAAATAACCACGTTTCAAACCCATCTATTGTCAATGGCTTTTCCTTAGTTCTAAATACTTCTACTCCATCCTTACCTACATAGTCTTGTACTAAGAATGGATTTGCTTTAATATAATTTTTATATTGTTCGAATAACTCCATTAGTCTTTCTGGAGATTCTATTTTCTTTGTTCCAAAAGGTCTTCCCATAACTTTAAATATATTATTTCTTACTTATAATACTATCGTAGTATTCCATTCGATACTTTCGCCATAACGCTTCATTGCTATTTTGCTTAACGTCTTCTTTTAGTTGGCTGCCTAAGTCTTTTCTTAACTCAGGGTTCTCTATCAATCTACGCATTGCCTTGTACCAATCCTTCTTTCCTGCAACTAGACAGTTCTTTCCGTGTTTGCTCATCCATTGATACGACTCCACATCCGAAACGATTACCCCTAAACCGAATGCACCCATCTCTAGCATCTTTAATTCAGACTTTGCTCTATTGAACTCGTTATATCTTAAAGGAATCAAACCGATGTCCATTAAATTATACGCCTGTGCATAGCTGTAAACATCTGCTGCGTTTATCCTTCCGTAATTGTTGTCATCTAGGATGTAGTTTGATGTGAATATCTTTTCGTACTTGTGCCAAATTGAATCTCCATCGTAGAATCCTGCAAGCATAAACTTGTAATCCTTGTAAGGGCTTTTATTCAAAGATAGGATTTCGCCCTCTATTAGTTGCAAGTCTTCTAAGTGGGTTACTGAACCACTCCATCCAATGTTTACCAACTCGGACTTCATTGCTGCAATCTCTGGGTTAGGTATGAACTGAGGTTGTTCGAAATCTATTGTGTTTGGGAACACTTCTACATTTTTGTTAAACTGCGACACTACATATTTAAGGTAAGGAGTTGTCACCATAATCGCATCCGCTTGGTTAAAGTTGTAGATTAGTGCCTCTGCCCTATGGTTTAGCTTCCACTCTTTTTTTAAAACGTGGCTATCGCTTAATTGGTAATGGTCATCCGTATCTATTATCACGGGGATGCCTAATCGTTTTAGAATCTTCCATACGTTTTCTTCATTGCCTATTCTTGAAATTGACCTGCTTGCAATAATTAAATCGAACTGCGACAACTGCGATTCAGGAACGTGGTCTATGCTTGCCATTTGGCTGACCTCGTGTCCGTGCAAGTGCATCTTTGAATGAGGAACGATTAATCTGTGGTATTCTCCACCCATTATTTTTTGACCTGTAACTAATAGTATTCTCATTTTATTGCATTAATTAATCCTTCAGTATTCCATAACTCGTAATATTCTCCACCCGCAGGTATTACGTTGGGCGCATAGTAGCATATCTCTAATGCTCGCTTGCACTTTAACGATTCAGCGATGGCAAAGTTCATTGATTGATTCCCGATAAATAGCTTCGAGTTGTTTATTATCCTAGCTAAGTCTAAGAAGTTTTCTACTGCCAGATATTTGCAGTTTACTTTTTGACTAAATATAGAATACTCGGCAGTTGAACCTGTAAAGTAGATTGTTTCTTTTAGGTCATTTAGAATAGTGTAGTCTATATTTGGATTCTGATACCTTTCAGTTCTATTTACAACTATGTAGTCACTTGATGAAGTATCAATGTGCAATATCCGCTCTGAGTAGTTTACATTTGTTAATTCAGGAAAGGCTAAAGCATACCATCGTTTAATATCGTAGGCAGCCAAATTCATTCCTATGCTCCTGAACTTGTCTAGGTCGTAATCTACTTTCTGATTCCTATAAGGCAACACATCGTAAATAAAGTCAAACTCCATTAGCAAAGGTCTGAGCATCTTATAAGCGTAATCGTTCAGCATCACATCTCCGTAAGCGTGTTTAAAGGTAGGATTGCCACCAACATTAGGTGCGTTTACGTTTATGTAAAGAACTGCTTCTTTGTCGTGTATCTCGCAGGCTTTCTGAATGGCAGGCATAGAGTAGAGTATATCTCCGCTCGCTCCTGAGTGTTTAAATTTTAGATTCATATTCTTCAAAGGCGTTAAAAACTTTGTGAATTAATTCGTTTTGACAATTACCGCAATGAATGTTTGCAGTCACATATCCAAACAAATCTTTGTGCGCTTGCTGGAATGCCAATATCTCTAAACCGCTCCACTTCATTGCGTGATTAGTTTTAAATGTCAACCATCTTTCTTTAAATGGTTTTAATCTTTCGTATTGTTCTTGGTTCATACGTTTAGGTATTTAGAAATAAACGCACTCATAACGCTACTAGCGCAACCAATCATAAACGAATCAACAAATCCATTGCTTGAATATAAAGAGTAGCTTAAACCGCCCCAAAACGCCATACAGAATGAACATCCAAAAGGTTTAGGTAGTTGCTCCCCAAAAAGTTTGCCGTAGACGTTAGTCAAGAAATCACTAGCAGATATTCCAAAGGATGCGCTAAGTGTTGTAAGAATCAGAAAAGTTTTTAAATCTGTCATGGTTTTCAAGTTTTAGTTTTTTAATTGTTTTTTGAATAGTGTATTGGACTGCTCCATATTTAATCCCAGTCATTACCGATATCTTCCTGAACTCGCCAATGTCAATGTATAACTTCAAAAGTGTTTGGTCATACCAATCTAAGCTATCAATCTTGTCTTTTACTTCTTGGGTGAAGGTTTGGAACACATCCTCCCTATTTTCTAGTTCAGGGTCTAAGTCACCTTCTAATCCAATCAACAAGTCTATGCTCTCGGTTTGGTCGTTGTGCCTATACTTGCGGTAGAATGGCGAATGCTTCGAGTTCCAAGAGTTGTGTGCTATTTTTACGAATAAGAACTTTAAATACTTTTTTTCTTTAGCCTCGAGTATTTTCTCGTCAGCCATATCCAAAAGATTAATTATAACCTCGTGAAACAAGTCTTCAAATAAAGCAGGTGAGGCTATGTTTCTGCAAACATTTCGGTAAGCAGCATCTTTGTAGATAGCCTCTATTATTTGTGCTTTATTCATTAGTAGCCTAGTTCTTGCTTAATCTTATCTTGGTTCAACTGCCTTTTAAAATATAACGTGCCTCGTAAATGCTCACATTCTTCTTGTATCTTTTGTCTGCACCTTCTTATTGATTCTGCGTTGGTAAGTTTACCTGCTGCGTATAGCTGCAAGAATTGAAACTTGTCATCTACGCCTTGACTCTCTGCAAACCAAACATTGGCAATAAGTTTTTCGTCAGAATCCCGCAAGTGAGGATGTTTTTCAAGCAGGGTTTTAACCTTTTCTTTGATTGTAAAGTTAATCATCTTAGTTAGTTGTGTTTACAAATGTACTATTTATTTAAAAAATGCAATAATTATTTTTATATGATAGAATTATTCGCTTTCTCAATCGTGTTCAATTCAGCCTCTAGTCTATCAATTTCGGATGCTGCTAAAATCAATGCTGCTTCATTATCTCGGTTATGTTTACGCCAATAAAGTTCCTGCAAGTAAATTGAGCCAATGTAGTCAAATACCTTCTTTAGCGTTTGTATGGTCTTTAACGCATTAACTTTCCTTTCGCCTTGTAATGTATCAACCTTCATACTAAAATCGTTTATAGTCGCTCTTAATTCATCTAAAATGGCAAGTGCTGATTCTTCCTTGCGTTCGTGTTGTTGCAAACTTCTTGTTGTGAAGTATAGCTGCTCCAAAGTTTCGGTGTATTTATCTTCGCTCATCTTATTTTAAATAATTAAATATGTGTGCAATAACATCAATAGTCCAACCATTTCCAAGCATCTTGTATCTTTGAGAATCAGAAACGTGATTAGTGTAATTGTCTTTGACTGTTTGAAGTCGCTCACATTCTGTTGGTGTAAGCCTGCGGATTTTAGAATTAACTTTTACGCCTTTACCTTGTAATTCTCCTCCTGCTTGACTTCTTAAAGCAAATGCTTTATTAGATTTATTTTCTCTTAATCCTTCATCGCTTCTAATATCGATGCTTGTAATTATTAAATCACTTTTATTAGCACATAAGGCAGGAGTAATTCCATCTGTATCATAAATTCTATTTTGTTGATATGGTTGATTACCTCCGCTTTCTAATGATGGATTTATTTGTTTAACTTGTTTAATCTCAACATTGTTTTTTGCTTTATTTGTTTCCAAAGTTTTAGCTTTTTCATCATTTGAAACTTCATATTCTCTTTTATAAGTTCCATCTTCTTGTGCTTTTCTACCTACTACTTGTTCTTTTGCTCCGTTAGCCACTATCTCCACCGCATTAGTATTACCAGTATCTAAGCAATAAGTTTTGCCATCGTTTCTAGTTAAATGTCCTGTGCCACCTTTTAATGGATTTCCAGATTTTGGCATCATATTGTGAACAATTAAATCATCTTTCATTCCACCGCCAATTTTTAAACAATCCATTTTTTCAACTTTGTCTGTATCTCGAAATTTTGCAGAAAATCCATTTCCATTTTTTACCTGTCTTTCGTTATATTTAAGCAATTTATCAATTAATGATTTTTTTAAATAATATTTATAATCTACCTCGTCCTGTAAAACATCTTTTAACAAAATTCCTTTATCCTTTGGCTTTTCTATAATAGAAACTAAATCCCCAAACAATCCGCCTGGTTGCATTCCAATATTTGTCCAATAAATCCTTTTGCGATTCTGAGCCGAAACTAAAGCAGAATTAATATGGATTCCATTAACCCCGATAGATTTACTTAATACCTTTTCCCACTTCTCTCCCATTTCTACATTCTCTAGTAAAAAGTATTTAGGCTTGCATTCGTTTAGTAATCGCATAAATTCCCAAAACAAATAAGACTGCCCTTCAAATTCGTAGCCTTCTGCTTTTAATTCTAGGTAATGTTCTAAGGTTAATATCTCAGTTTCACATTTGGTTGCCATACCTTTTCGCTTTCCTGCAAATGAAAATGATTGGCAAGGTGAGCCACCTATCAATAAATCAATCTTAGGTAATTTATACCCATCTACTCCTACTACACTACCTAACTGAATAGTATTAGGGTAATTTGCCATAGTAACTTGGATGGCATACTTATCAATCTCACTTGCATAGTAGTTTTCTATTTCTATTCCACATCTTTCTAAAGCTTGTTGCCCGCAAGACATTCCGTCAAATAGGCTTAGTACATTTAATTTCATATTAAAATGGTGTTGGTATTATATCGTTGTTAGATTCTGACCTTATGAATGGTGTTGGCAAGTAAAAACGCTCTCCCTTGTCTTCGTAGTAAGCATTTCTATAAACATCAAAAGTTAATTTGCAGATTCCTTTTTGCCCTTCACTTTTCTTTTTTAGTTTCTTAATGTGAATTTCTGCCGTGCTGCTTTGCCTAAAACCCTCAGCGTGTTCCTCGTATTCTCTATGCACTAAAATCATGTTCATTGCTTTTGCATACCAAGCATATCCACCATCAATCTCATCTACTCTAGCTGGCTTTGGAAAGTCCTCGCCTTTTACTAGCTGAGGATTCCTAGCGTGTGCAACTACAAATCCGTGATATTCGTGCTTCTTTGCGTGTCTATTCCATTTTACTAAGTTACGTTTTAAGTATTCGCTTATCATTGCTTCGCTGCTATGGTCTAAGTCGTTCCAATTATCGGCTGCACTTGCAAATATACCATAGTCAGTAATGGCTTGCTCAGTTATCTCTAGCCAATTATCTAAGTTGAACTCGCCCTCAGTTAACTCTACTACCTTAAAATGGTCTTTAACGAATGGAATCACGTTGTATAAATCCTTTTCGCTTATTCGGTAGTTAATTGAATGCAGGTTAAAACTTTTGCCTGTTAAACAATGTATAATTTCTGAGTAAACTTCATCCACATCGCCTGTTTCTGGTGTATAGATTAAACTTTTTTTGCCGTGACTGCAAGCTAAACCTGTTAAAATCTGTATCAATAGCTGACTTTTACCATCTGTTGGTCTGCCGTAAATAATAGTGGTTCGCTTTTCTTTAACTGAGTAGAGTTTATCAAACGATGGGAATCCAATCTTTAAACCTGATGGCTGCCCATACTTTTGCAAGTGGAATATTCGCTCTTGAATATTGGTATCTAGTTCTCTTATTATTGCCATTACCAGATTATTACTTTTTGTGTAGGCTTTTCTACTAGCACATTGTTAATCTTATCTTTTCGTTCCCATTGCTTAATGGCAAGTTCCCAACTAACATATTTATTCCCCTCAACTGAGTATCTTAATGCTGCATCGTAATAGTGCCTGAGTTTATCTTGTGACCAATCGGGGAATGTTTCTTTAAAACTTATCTTATCAAATAGGTTTGATTCTTCAAAAGAAATCTTGCGTGGCTTAATATTTACTTTCTTTTCTTTTACTTTACTTTCCTTTATAGCATTGCCTTCGCTATGCGTTTGCATTGCGTTCGCATTGCCTTCGCTTTTGTTCCATCTTAAAAATGCTGATTCTCTTGCTTTTGCAGATTTGCCTAATCTCTTGTTTAATCTATCTTGAACGGATAAGCTACCAAAATAATTGTCTTTAATTTGGAATAAATCAAAATCTTGAATAACACTTTTAATGGTTTCAATATCCTCTCGCAATTCAAACGCAATGCCTTCGCAATCCAATCGCAATGCGTTCGCATTATTATACAAATCTTCTATGATTGCCCAAAAAATACCATAGCCTTTTAGACCATGCTTCCTAATTAAAAGTTTGATTTTTTCATCTGTTCTCGCATTATAGTCATGCGAAAAGTAGTAAGTATCTTTACTCATATCACGTTTGTTTTTTTTGCTCACGTTGAAAAATAATAGGAAAGGTAACGTGAAAACCTTTTACGCCCATGCCTGAGCAACCTTTTACAAAGATAATAATTTATAAATAAATGTCAAGCATTTTATTATACTTGGTCCTTAAAATAATTCTTTCATCTGGAGTTCTAGGCAATTTTACCGCCCTATTCAACTCAATTAATTCTTTTACTGCTTTCTTAGCTATTTTAGTGCGTTCTGCGAGTTCATCTTTGTTTAGCTTAATACTTGGATAGATTACGTTTAAATCATCCATAAAAGCCATTTGTGATTCTCC